AAAAAGGTACGCTACTGACCCGTATTTAACGTTTCCCAACGCATTTTTAACATTTGCAAACATTTTGTGGCACGGTTTTTGCTGGGTCGCCACTTTACCGTTTTTTAACATTTCGCCACAGACTTTGGCACGGTTTTTGCTATGGCACAGATTTAACAAAAGATAACAGACTTTGGCACGGTTTTTGTTATGCGTGTGCGCCCGTGAAATTGTTTCACGTGGAACACTGCCACACCGATGCACGAAATAAAATGTTTCACGTGGAACACATTGTTAAACAAAGTTAAAAGAATAATTTAACACAAAATAACACGCCAAACGCTTGCAGGTTAAATAAAATGCTTAACTTTGCAGCGTGTTAAACAATTAAATACTTTATAAAAATGAAAACAACCGATTTACTTTATCAAAATCAAAGAGTGTTGAACGCATTGCAAGAAATGTTATTGCAGACTAAGAAACACGTTGACTTTTTGGCTGCAAATGCGCCCGAAATTCGTACAAGTTTGGAAAGCATCGCCGAAAGCCTGCAAACGGGGTGTGATATTTTGGAAAATCAAATAGTGTTTAACCGTGATACACGCAACAAGTTTGCAAAAGAAGTCGCCTGCAAAAATCAAGCATACAACTTTATCGCCGCTGAAAAGTTGGTCGGGCGTTTCAAAACCTTTTGCGAATGTTACCCGACAAACTTGTACATCGGTTTAACGGGCGTTGAAACATTGCAGGACAAATAACAATCAGCAAGCGAAAAGAAAAGGCGGTAACAATCAAGTTGCCGCCTTTCTTTTTGTCCTGCCTTGCAGTTACTCAATATAAACGCCGTCAGACAAAGCCGTGTATATCATTTCTTGTTCCTCTGTCAGCATTTCGGCGGTGTGTATGGGTGTAACATCATCGAACACATTAAACCCTCTGAAATCGCCTAAAATGCCCGTTTGTCTGTCATTGTTTCGCCCGTTGCTTGCGCTCTCGTACCACTTGCAGTAAATGTAAGGTTCTAAGCCGTAATATAACATTTCGTTCCAATCATCGCCGCCCACGGTTTTAACTTGGGTGCTTGGTGAAAGGTATATTATTTCGCTGCTTGGTTCGGTTTCCTCAACTTGAAATACAACGCCATTGCAGGACAAAAGCGCAACCCCGTTGCCCGTTACCACGTTTATAACGTACTGCAAAGCTATCGTTTTACCTGCATAATCGGTATTGAGGTTTACAAAGCCTGCAAACGGCAAAAAGATTTGTATTTCGCTTTCGTAGTCGGTGTTGTCCTCATTGTGCGCTGGTACTACCGCCGTGCCGAAATCAAGTGTTATTTTGTCTTGCGCTGGCTGGTGGCAAGATACGCCCGTATTGTAGTTGCCGCATCGTATTACATCGGTGCTGCTTGCTGCTATGTTGGTGTAAACACGGCGTATTTTGTTCACGTATGCGCCCAAATCTATGTTTTCGTATATGGGCGCGCCCGTGCTTGGGTCTGTTCCCGTTTCTTTGAAAAATCGTTTGCCGCTAAACTCTGCCAACTCATCAAGCGTTACCAAATACACGTTTATTGCGCCGTACTGCTCGCCTACAACCGCCACGGGGTACGCACTGCCAATAACTGCAAAATCGCTCCAATCAGTGTTTATTTGTATGCTTCCCGTTGCCGTCTTTTTATCGCTTGAAATCGTAAGGGCTTGCGTTTGAGGGAAGCCGCTTGTGTCCTGGTAGTAGAATTGCGGTGTACTTTGTTCGGTGTCAAATTCTGTTCCATCGTTTGCCGTTAATGTAACATTTACCGTTTCCCCGTCTTTCACATATTGCGGCAAGTCCTCGTTAGCGGTGCAATTTGATAGGTTTGTAGAAACTTCTAACACATAATCGTAACTGCCCGTAAGCGTTACGGGCTTTGTCGGGTCTATGTCGGTAACGGTTAGCGTTGCTTGTTGGCTGTATTCCAAATCCTGCACCACAAACGGCGTTTTGGTCGCTGTTCCTGCCTTGTTCGTGTAACTCGCTTTGAGGTCAAAGAAACGCACTTTGTTCGGGCTGTATTTCCCCGTAACGGTGAAAGTTGCCGTTTCCCCGTCAAACGTATGTTGTTCGGTTACGCCGCTGCCCGTTATGTTGTTTATAACTTCCAAATCGTTTTCGCTTCGGGTGTTTCCAATGATAGTTATTCCCGTTTTTACAGTGGTGTCGGACAACTCACCAAACGCCCAAACCTTTGCGCCGTTTTGCTCCAAAACAACGCTTTTCGGGTATCCACTTTTATTGGTATAAACCGCTTTAACATCGCCTTGAAATACAAACCCGTCATCGGTTCTTACGTTTATATCCCAGTAACCGCCGCTTGCGTTCCACTGGCTGTCATCATCGTGTGCGTTAGGTATATTTACAATTACTGCCATACTCTTTTAATTTTCGGTTGTTCCTTTCAAAGTTACCATAATGATACCCCCGTTTTCATTCAAAAGCCCCGTTTCAGAAAACGGCACTTTCTCAAAATTCGGGGTGCGCTTGTAAACCGTTTCACGGTTTGAAATATACGGGTCGGGGTTGTCGCTTTCAGAAACTCGCCCCGTTGCCGCCAAAATTTCGGTTTCGTAGGTTTTAAGCACGTCAATACGCAATGCAAGTTCGTAGGCGTTGTTTCCCTCAAAACTTACTCTATCCACGAAATAATAACGCCCCAAATCGGGTATGTAACAATAATTGAAAGTCGGTCGGGGCTGCTTTCGTAGTGTTACGGTCGGGCGCAACACATCGAAAGTTTGCCGCAAATCGCCCTCAATCGCCGTAAAGTCGCCCAACTGCTTGTTTACCGTGTTGGGGTGTCCGTTGTATGAATAAAAGTTTATCGTTGTCATATCAGTAAGAAAAAAGGCGGTGCGGTGCGCTTTCACCTGCACCCACACCGCCCAAAGTTAAACAATCTAATACCTATTGAGTTACCCAATAAAGAATACTACAAAGTTTTCGTTTGTATCGTTGAAATATCCAGCGTCAAACTTGTAATAGTTGTTGAAAAACTCGGCTTTCGCATTGTAGTTGGTTGTTACCCGTCTGTCAAGATTGCAAACGCCCAACGCATCACGGTCGAACATTACGCCCAACACGCCCGAAATTTCAACGGTTTTGCCGCCGCTTTCCTTGATATTAATGTTTCCCGTGCTGGCAAACTCGTAGTTCTGTCCGCTGCCCTGCCAAAAAGGTACGGTTTCGGATTGCGGCAAAAGCACATCGCCACGGTTGAACGTGTCGGAATAAAGATAGGTTTGCGCTGCCTTTGCAAAGTCGGACAAAAGTACAACGTGCAACATATCTTTCGGCGTAAATCTTTCCTTGCCGCCAACATTGAACACGGTCGAAATGCTTTGCAGGCGGTCGGCATACGTACCCATTACGTAAGATGCAAAGCGAATGAAATCGGGGTCGGTTATCGCCTTTGCAGCGGTTAATTTCGTGCTTGCGCCCGTTTTATCGTTGTACAACTTCAAAAGGTTTACACAACGTGCCGTGCTTGCGCTTGCAAGGTCTGCCCCTGTCATATCACCTGCCGCCGTTGCTCCAAACGCTCGCGCATCAGCCAAAACCGTTTCCGCAATCATATTGTTAATTGTGCGCATAATCAGCGCATCGGCTTTGATAGTCATTGACTTTTCAACGGCTGCATAAATCATCGAAATAAAGCCGTTAAGTTGTGCGGCGTTGCTGAAACTTTCCTTAACCTGCCTTTCGGTGATTGATACGGGCACTTCAAACGTAACCTTTGAGTTGAAAAACTTTGCGGTAACGGTCGGTTTGTGAAATACGTCTTGGTCATAGCTTGTGCCGTCTTTCAAGTTCCAGCTATCGTTTTCCTCGGCTTCGGGTACATCTGCCGAAATTTTCTCCAGCACGCTGCCAAACTCCCACGCATCCATTAAAACGCTCGGCACTTTGCCCGCATAAGGTCGGTTTACGAAAATCACCTTGCCGATATGGTTTACAAGTGATTTAACGTAATTATCTAAGGCACTTTGATTGAAAACTTCTTTGCCTAAATCCACAATACCCGTCAAGTCTTCCTGCACAATGTCGGTTTTGCCCAACACTTCTTTTGATACGCTGTTAATAAGCGTGTGAATCTGCTTTACTTCCATATTGCTAAAAATTAAAATTAGTTATTCGTAAATACTCGTTGTTATCTCTCTTACAAGTGCAAAGATAATGTTTTTTCTCCAATTATCACGCCTTAACTGCAATTCTTTTGCAATTTCACTTGAAATTGATTTGCTTGCGCCCGTTCCTTTGCTGGTTTCAGTCGTTTTGCGGCTTTCTGTGCGGTTTCTCTCATCGTTTGCGGTCTTTCGGTCGCTGTCTGAAAAATCGGTATCGTTGAACGCCTTGTTTGCGCCCGTTTCGGTGTTGTCGGTGCTTTCCTGCAAAGTTACGGTTTCCGTCCGTTCAACTTGCCCCGTTACGGGTGTCAGTACATCGTAATCGGCTAACATCGCCGCCGCTTCACGTTCCCAGCCTTGCACGTTTACCGCAATCACCGCCGAAACAACATCGCTTGCGTTGTCGCTGGTTATGCTGCTTACAACGGTCTTGCCGCCGTACATCAGTAAGGCGTAAGCGTCTAACTTGGTCGGGTCGGTATCGCCGAAAATTGCGGCGTACTCTGTCGGGTATTCGGTCTTGAAAACCGCCTGAAATATCCCGTTACCCTTTGTAAATAGTTCGCTGTATTTCATTGTTTATCTTTGTTTTCTTCTGTTTCTTCTGTTTCTTCTGTTTCCTCTGTTTCGGTATCGTTACCGTCCGTTTCCGTTTCCGTTTCTTTCGTTTCCTCTGTTTCCTCTGTTTCCGTGTCGTTTCCGTCTGTTTCCTTTGCCGTTTCCAAATCAGCCGCCAAAGCGTTGTAATTATCTCTTTCCAAACCCCAACTTGAAGCAAGTTTAACCGAAATTTCGGTGCCGAACATTTCGTTAATTTTCTCAACTGCATTTTGTCTTTCTTTTAGCATATTATCCACATACGGCAAAAGTACGTCCACATTCATTGATACCTCGCCCAAATTGAGCCGTTCACGCTTCATATTATAATTTGCGTTTAGCCCCAACTCATTGTACATACTGGCTTTGTAGTATTGTATCAGTTCAATAAGTTGCGTAATATACACGCTGTTTGTGGTCGGTGCGGTCTGCATATTTACGCCTTTGAAAAAAGCGTTTTCCCCGATAATTGAAAACTCGCCGTCTTGTATCTTGCGCAAAAATTCCTCGGCACTCTGTTTTGTCTTGTCATCGCTGGCACTTATAAGCATCGTGATACGGGTCAAAATGCTTGCCGTGTTCAACGAAATAAGCCCGTCAGTATGTAAGACGGCATAACGCCCAATAAGCGGCAAAAGGCTTTCGCCGTTGCTGTCATTCTCAATCAAAACCCCGTCTTTCTGAATATCGTAGGTTTTGTTTAACTTTAATGCAGGGTTCGCCACGGTGTAAAGCGTTGCCCGTCCGTAAACATCGGGTTCGCCGCCTTTGCCACCCGAAAGCGCATACAAAACCCCGTCCACGCTGGTAACAAAGGCGTTGCCCGTTGTCTGCAAAAGCCGCTCCAATTCCTTTTGCGGTATGCTGTCGGGCAAACCCTCATACTCAAACATACTTTGAGTTTTCGCCAACGTGTTTGCCATAAATTCGGTTACGGCGGTGTCTTTGTCCCTTACTTGTTGCTGGTACAACTTGTAAATGTTATCTTTCCTTTTCATCTGTCAAAACTTTAATAAGCGTTGTTAATTCGGCTAACACTTTCGTATTTTCCGCAATCGTGTCTTTTAGGTGTTCCGTTTCTTCTTGGTGCGTCTGCCTTTGTTTCACCATATACCAAAACAATGCGCCACACATCACAATCGGAAAACCCAAACTTGAAATGATTTGAATAATAGTATTTGCGTCCATATCAATAAATTTTTAGTTCCTATTGCAAAGGTAGTTATTTATTTCGTAAAACGGTCGGTTTGGCACGAAAATTTGCACCAAACCGCCCGTTATTTTCATTTCAAAGATACAATGTTTGTCTTTGCACTCGTAATTAAATAATTGCGTACTATTTCGCCGACTTCGTTGTCTTGGTAGAAAACTTTGTCTATTGCGAAAAACCGTGCGACTTGTTGTTCAACATAACTTGCCGTACTTAACAACTTGCGTTTGTAATTCGGTTTGCCGTTCATTTCAAGCGAATAAATAAGGCTGTTTTCCTCATCTTTTATCGGGGTTGTCTTTGCGTGTACGTACGTAAAACATTCGTTGCCTACTTGAATAATGTTGCCTTGCAAAACTACATCGTTAAACTTGATATAGTACACAAACAACACGTCTTGCGGCTTGTACTTACACGGCAAATGCGGATATACTGCAAGTTCCCATTTACCGCCCGTAATCATCTGCAAGTTTTGGTTATCGAAACAAAAATACTTGTTGCTGGCTTTGTGTTGTACTATCGTGCTGCAATACTCAACCGCCACTATTGCGCCGTGTTCGCCAAATCTGTATATATCTATCGTTCCCTGCTCCATAAACGGCACTTGCTTCAAACCCATTTCAGTAAAGTACGGGCAAAACTTGTTTACCGTGTTCCCCAGCATAAAAACCTTAACATCGTTGCGCTGGCGTATTATCGTACTCAAAAGGTTCATAAACAACATAAACTCATCGGGCAAATAATACCGCCGTGTCAAAAACTCATCGAAGACTATCGTTGTAACATTCGGGTAACTGCTGCTTTTTTCGTGTTCCTGCTCGGACAAACAAAACCCGTAACAAAACGGGGTCGGGTCGGGTGTCCGCTTGTTTTTCTCTGCATCGTAGTACGACAAAAACCACTTGTTAGACATATAGAACACTTCGTTAAATTTGCCCTCTGTCAGTTCCTCAATAAGCCCGTTTGCCACGTGGTTTGCAAACAGACTTTCGGCACGTTTGCCCCTCAAATCCTCACGCCAACGGCGTATATATGCCATTTGCTTGCCCGTCTTGATATAGTTTTCCAAACCATATTTTAAGGCTGCATAAGTCTTGCCGTTTGAACGCTCGCCAAATATAACATTATAGTCGGCGTTCTTGCTTAAAATCGCTTTCAAGTCGTAAAATTTCGGCTTGTCTGTCTTTGTCTTTCTTGTTGTCATAATCGTTTATTTTTAGTCCTTAAATTTGATACCTCGCAAATAATTTATGTACATAACCGAAAGGGAAAGGCTGTACCCCGTTGGCTCTAAATGTACGCCCGTGCGTTCGTTGTAATGCGCCGTGCTGCCTTTGTAGTCGGTTATTTCGCCTTGTATCTCGTAGTCTATGCACGTATGTATGTTTTTGCCCGTTGCCGCTGGCGGTATATCCAGATAATTAGTGAAAGCGTCAAAGATACCGTTTGCCCCGTACTTTTCAATAAGGTACGGAATAGCGGCTTTTTTGTTCACGCCCGAAACGGTTAAACTGAAATCGTATGCCCGTCCGCCTGCTTTTAGTGCGTTCGGTTCTTGCACCATATACCGTTTAGCTCCCAGCGTCTTAAATCGTGTATATGTACCCTCGAAATCCCAAACGCCCAAAGTCTTTGTTATACCTTTTATCGTTTGCGGCTCGCAAAGCGAAAACGGCAAACCGTGGTACTTGCAGGCGGCTCGTAATTTCATTTGCACCTGCATATTATAAGCCTTGAAATATGCTTCGTGCGCCTTGCCGTTCATTATTTTAATGCTATCGGTGTCGCTGTATATGTAATCGTCTTTTGCTTCGTGTATGCCCGTGAAAAGGTTGCGCCGTGCGTATGCGGTTACAAAGATACCCCACGGGTAAAACAAGAAACGGTTTTTGCTGGTGTTGTACTTGTATAAAAGTTCCTGCTTTTGTTCGGCTGTCATTGAGTTAATATCCCACTCGCCGTTATATGTAAACTCATCACGCAAAGGGTTGGTTACACTCATACCGTAACAACTGTTTAACATTTCCTTGCTGTTAAGATATTCCACTTCTTTGCCCTCAACGCCTTTTAATTTCGTCTTGCTTTCGTACAAATGTAGTATTGACTTTACAAACGGTGTCGGCAAATAATCTTTCTTATAACAATACATTTCACCAACACGCATACTTTCCCACGTGTAAAAGTTCTTGATTATATTAAAATCAACATCGGTTATTGTCAGTGCTATTTTTGAAGCCGCCACAATGCGCCCGTTATTTTCGCACGGGTTTTCTTTCACGAAACATTTGCTTGCCGAAATCGGGTTGTCTTGCGTTTCGCTGGCAAATATGTTGGTAAACTCAATATCGAACACGCAACAATACTTTGATATTAAAAACTCAAATTGCGCCATACTTTTAACCGTGATTGCAACGCCTTGCGACATCGGATATTTTTCCGCAATCATTACATACGGGTAACTGCTTGTAAAGTCGTAACTATCCACGTCATACATTATTTCGTCTGTATATTCGGCGTTTGCGTGTGTAAAACCGCCTGCAAACGCACGTTGCAGCATATTAAATTCATTCATACCCGTAATTTGTAGTTCCTGCATCAAGTTTACGTAATCCCAATTCGGCACGGTCTTGCCTGCATCGCTTTTTTCACGCAAACAATGCGCACGGCAATACTTGCGCACAAACCCCGTCTTTGTTATCGGTATGTGCGTTATCCCATTGCTTTCCTCTATACGTTCCTGTATGTAGCACATCACGACTTTAATATCGTTTATGCAGTAATGTATTTCTGCATCAGTCAGCGGCGTTTCGCTGTGCCTTATTTGCTGGTAGTCCAAATCGCCCACGGCTTTTGCACACTTGTATTTCATAAGCTGCTCGCCCAACTTTGCAAGCGAATAACCCGAAAGCAAGTAACTACAACGAAACTCAATGTTACCCGTTGTTATTGCGTAAATCGGTTTGCGTAAATCAATACTGAAAACCCGTTGCCACTCAAACCACTTGCGCAAAAACTGAAATTCGTATGAAAGGTTATGCACATACACAATAAGGCGTAATTTGTCATTCAGTTGCAAAACCTCGCTTACGGTCTGCATCATCGTAACAAATTCGCCCCACGTGCGCCCCATTATTGTATATCCGTTTATGCCAAACTGCCAAACGTACATTATTGCGGCTTTCTCTAATTTCGCCTTGCGCCCGTTCCCGTCCTGCATACGCTGCATTTGCTCGTATGTGTACGCCCGTCCGTCCGTATCACGGTAAAAACTTGTTGTTTCAATATCAAATGCGCACGGTATGTTGTAAAACCGTTCGCCCTTGCTGTTTCCGATAATGTTCTTTTCGTTTACGGCGGCTTTCAGTACTTCGTTTATTTCGGTCGGGCTGTTTATTCTTTCTTGTAACTCAAAAGGTATTTTTTTCATAAGCCAAACTTGCCAAAGTTGCGCAAAATGCGCTCTATATCGTTTTGCATATCCTCCATTTGGTCGGCTACCTCATTTGCTTGTCGCTCTATCTCTGCATCAATCGCCCGTGATATGCTTTGCGCTTCACTTTCGATTTGTGTGCTAATATCGCTTGCGCTTTGCTCCATTTCGCCCGTGAAATCTTTGTACCGCATCAAATACCGTTCCACGAAATCACTATCGGAAACGCTGTTTAACTTGCCTTGCAGGTTTCTCGCCATAAGGTTGTATTCATCGGGCGTTAAATCGTACATACGTTGCAAATGTTGCCCGTACTGCCTTGCACCTTGCGCCGTACTGGTTGGCTGGCGTAAAAACGAAATAGCCTTGCCGTACTCTATTTTTAGGGTGTTCCAATCGCCTTTCATTGAAAACTTGGTAAACCCCTTAATATCACCTTTGTTTAACGCTTGCACGGCTGGCGAAAGTTGTCCGCTTTGCTCTATGTTCTGTATTCGGCGGTTTGCCATTTGAAAAACCCTTGCAATCTCTTTTCTATATTCGGGGCTGCTTTCCACGGCTTGCAATATCTCTTTTTTGATTTTCGCCCGTTGGGTTGCACCAAATACAGACTTTGTAAATTTAATCTTAAAACCTAACTTTGCCATACGCTGTTATATTAAATAGGGGTTACAAACATTGCAACCCCTACAAAGTTAAACATAACTTTTCAAACTCTTACAAATCCACAAACGAAATAGAGTAACACTTCTTGCCGTGGCTCTCATACTCGTAAATCGTGTACCCGACTTTGCCGTCTTTGATAGTTTGTACCGCCTCATCATCGGCAAGTATTTCACGCACCGTTTCGGCGGTGTGTCTTGGTAGGTTCACCAGCCGTCTGTTTTCCTCATCAATAATTACGGGGCTGTCGCCTAATTGTGATTTGTGGACATAAAGCCCATTGATTTTGTGTACCACATCTTTGCCGCCCTCATTCTCTGAGTTGAAAATATCGGCTAACTTGGTGTACTGAAAATCGGTTGTGTCAATGCCAAACGTGGTCTTGTTAAATTTACTTGCAAAACTTTTCATTGTAGTAATCTTTTAATTGTTAAACTTGGTGTTAATTGTTATTCGGCTGTCTGTCCTTGCGGTTCGCCGTCAAAAGGCAATTTTGGTTCGGGGTTGGCTTGCGGCTTCAAGTCCATAAGCCACGCACGAAAGCGGTTTATTTTCATAACCGCACGTTGGTTGCGGCAAACTTCATTACAAGCCATAAGGCTACCCAACGCCGACAAAGCGGCAAACGAAAATTCGTCAAATGCGTTTCTTTTTTCTTCCATTGTAGTAAACTTTTAATTGTTAAACATAGATTTTTTGAATTTCAACGTACCGTTGTGTTTGACTACCGTTGTATCGGTTGTGATTATCGTTGCCTTGCCCCGTACCGTTGTACCCTTTGAAACGGTGCAACCCTGCAAGATTGCAGATAAAAACAACATCGCACCACATACGGCGAAAATCATAACACACATTGCAACTTCTTTGATAGCTTCTTTCGGTTGCTCTCTGAAATGTTGTAGTAACTCTTTCATATTTTCAAATCGTTTAATTGAACACTGCAAAGATACAACATTTTTCTAACATACAAGCATAAGCGCACAAATTATTTTCGTTTTAACTTTCTTAACTCTTGGTGTTGTGTTCCACGTGAAACATTTTATTTCGTGCATCGGTGTGGCAGTGTTCCACGTGAAACAATTTCACGGGCGCACACGCATAACAAAAACCGTGCCAAAGTCTGTTATCTTTTGTTAAATCTGTGCCATAGCAAAAACCGTGCCAAAGTCTGTGGCGAAATGTTAAAAAACGGTAAAGTGGCGACCCAGCAAAAACCGTGCCACAAAATGTTTGCAAATGTTAAAAATGCGTTGGGAAACGTTAAATACGGGTCAGTAGCGTACCTTTTT